GTTTCCCAGTCACGATCCAGAAGGGTCGCTGGGACTTTCCAGAGCTTAAACGCATAGCTTATAACGAATATAAATACTGGGAGCCCGATATGACATTAATTGAAGCTAAAGCTTCTGGTACGCCATTAACACATGAACTTAGAAGACTAGGTATACCTGTTGTTAATTACTCACCAACAAGATGACACGATAAATCAACAAGGATGCACTCGGTTGCTCCTATATTTGAATCTGAGTTAGTCTATGCACCTCAAAAGAAATTTGCAGAAGAGATGATAGAAGAATGTGCGGCTTTTCCTTTTGGTAAAAATGACGATTTGTGTGATACTATGACTCAAGCCCTCATGAGATTTAGAGAGGGCGGTTTAGTTTCTCTTGACGATGATTACTCAGAGCAAGAAAAAGCACCAGTTAGAAGGGTATATTACTAATGGCAATAGAAAAAGATATTAATCCAACAGTTCTCAACGAAGAAAATCAAATGTCTCTCGGTGATGAGGGAATGGAAGTAGCACTCGCTGCGATTGAAGAAGCTGGTATGGAAGATTTTGTTATGCAGGATGATGGCAGTGCAATACTTGAATCAAGTATGCAAGGTGATCCTATGGATACTGGGTTTAATGAAAACTTAGCTGATTCTATGGATGACAGTGATTTAGGAAGAATTGCTAACGAGCTTATAGACGGCATAGAAAAAGACAAATCCTCTCGTGAAGATTGGGAAAGAACTTATACTGATGGTCTTAAATACCTAGGCATGAAGTTTGATGATGAAAGATCCGAACCTTTTGCAGGTGCGTCTGGAGTTATACATCCACTATTAGGTGAAGCAGTCACAACCTTCCAAGCCCAAGCATACAAAGAATTATTACCCTCTGGTGGACCTGTCAAGACACAAGTTATAGGTGCATACGATAGCGGTGTAGAAGAACAAGCACAAAGAGTCAAAGACTTCATGAATTATCAAATAACTCATGTTATGGAGGAGTTTGATGAAGAGTTAGACCAAATGTTGTTTTACCTTCCTTTAGCAGGTTCTGCATTTAAGAAAGTTTATTACGATGAAACTCTAGGTAGAGCTGTATCTAAATTTGTAGCCCCAGAAGATCTTATAGTCCCTTACTACACTACAGATCTAGAGTCTTGTCCTAGAATTACTAATGTAGTCAAGATGCCAGAGAATGAAGTTAGAAAACTCCAAGCTCTTGGTTTTTATCGCAAGGTAGATATAGACTTTGGTGATGATGCTACGACATCATCTGATGTAAAAGAAGAGATAGAAAAGTTATCAGGTATGGAGCCTAGCTATGATGATGGTGAAGTGTCAGTTCTTTATGAAGTGCATTGTAATTTAGAATTAGATGGCTTTGAGGACATGGATGAGTCTGGTGAAATGACAGGAGTTAAACTTCCTTACATAGTAACCATTGATGCTAACTCTACAGAAATACTATCTATCCGCAGAAACTTTAATGAAGAAGATCCTTTAAAAAACAAAATACAATACTTTGTACACTTTAAGTTTCTTCCTGGTTTAGGATTCTATGGGTTTGGTTTAACACACATGATAGGTGGTTTATCTAAAGCTTCTACTTCAATACTTAGACAGCTTATTGATGCTGGCACCCTAGCTAACTTACCTGCTGGTTTTAAAACTCGTGGTATAAGGATTAGAGATGAAGATACCCCAATCCAACCTGGTGAGTTTAGAGATGTAGATGCTCCTGGTGGATCATTAAGAGAATCTATCCAACCACTACCCTTTAAAGAACCTAGTGGTACTTTATTAAACCTATTAGGTATTTTAGTAGACGGTGGTAAAAAGTTTGCATCTATTGCTGAAATTAATACAGGTAAAGGTAATCCTAATGCACCTGTAGGAACTACACTTGCACTACTAGAAAGATCTACTAAAGTTCTATCAGCTATACACAAAAGATTACACAATTCACAGAAAAAAGAATTTAAGTTATTAGCCCAAGTATTTAAAGAATACCTACCTCCTGAATATCCTTACGCTATTGCAGGTGGTAATGCACAAATTAAATTACAAGACTTTGATGAAAGAATAGATATATTCCCGATCAGCAATCCAGATATATTTAGTCAATCTCAAAGAATAGCTATGGCACAAGAAATGATGGCATTAGTGCAATCTAATCCAGAAGTCCATGGACCTAATGGTACTTACGAAGCATACAAAAGAATGTACTCAGCTATAGGTGTAGATAATATAGAAAAAATACTAACACCTCCGCCACCAACAAATCCTAGTCCTCTTGAAGCAGGTTTTGAAAATAATAAACTATTACTAGGTCAACAAGCTCAAGCCTTTGGACAGCAGAACCATGATGCACATATTGCAACGCACATGGCTGTATTACAGACACCACCGGTTCAAATGAATGCACAGGTACAAGCTTTAATACATTCACATATCATGCAACATTTACAAATGAAAGCTGATAGTCTAGCTGAACAACAAATGCCACCAGAAGCAATGCAACAGTTCCAACAGCTACAACAACAGGCCCAGCAGGCTAATCCAGCAGAAGCCCAACAAATGACAGAACAAGCTGGAGATATATTGGCACAGTTCTCTGCACCAATCATGGCACAGCTAATTACTGAGTACAGTCAAAAAGTTGCAGATCCAAGTGATGAAGATCCATTAGTAGCCATAAGAAAACAAGAACTTGCACTCAAAGGTCAAGAGTTATCTATGGAACAACAACAGTTCTTACAAGAAGAAAAGCGTAAAGCCATGGACGCACAAAGAAGAATTAATGTGGATAAAGAAAGAATAGAATCTATGGAAGACATAGCAGATTTACGTGATGAAACTGCAAGAGCAAGGCTAGAACAACAAGCTCGTTTTAAATTAATGGATATGCAAAATAACAATTAACACTTGCAAAAATAAAATCTAACCAACATAATAAAACACATGATTAAAAGAACAGACATAAGTCAACAGAAAACACCCAAAGTATTAAAGAATAAAAACAGCTATAGTAATAAAGGTAGTGCATCTACTAAAACTAAAGCTGGTACTTTTTCAGCTAATACAAAAGCCCAACCAGGTATGGGTAAAGGAAAAGCAAGAGGTATGGGTGCTGCCGAGTTCGGTGGCAAGTTTTCCGGCATTTATTAATGTCATCAGTTTGGCTTGCTGAAAAGTTTTTAAAAGAACTTGAAGCTAGAAGAGAAGATACTAAGGACGCTATGTTGTCTGGATGTAAAGACTTCTCTCAGTATGAATATCTGCGTGGCCGTTACAGTTCTCTAGCCGATGCAGAAAATATTTTTAGAGAACTGCTAGGAAAAATACATCAAGATGAGCAAGATACAAGTCCCTGATCATGTCGCAAAGTCCATTGAGGCAGATTTAAAAGCAAAAGAAGCAAAAGAAAAAAAAGAAACCCCAGAGCAAGAAACAGAAGAAAATGTTGCCTATGTTCCTGGAACAGCAAGGGTTTTAGACCCTACCTTATTAGAAAAATCCTTTTTAGATCGTATGCCACAACCAACAGGTTGGCGTATGTTAATACTTCCTTACGCAGGTAAGGCGATAACAGAAGGTGGAATCCACTTAGTACAATCAACCGTAGATAGAGAATCTTTAGCTACTGTAGTTGGGTATGTGGTTAAAATGGGTCCTGACTGCTATAAAGATGAAAGCAAGTTTGCACATCCTTGGTGTCAGGAAAAACAATGGGTATTGATAGGCAGATATGCTGGTGCTCGTTTCAAACTCGGTGATGAATCTGAATGTAGAATCATTAACGATGATGAGGTGATAGCTACCATACTTGATCCTGATGATATTCTTGCAGTATAAGGAGAAAATATGTCTGAAGAAAATGCAAAGGTAATAGAAGAAGAAATAGTAGATGAAGGGGAAATTGTAGAAATTGAACCCCTAGAAGATGAAAAGCCTAAAACACAAATTCCTATGGAGTCTGTGGATAAAGAGGCTGAAGAAAAAATAGAAAATGTTTCTGAAGAACCAGAAGCAAAACAAGAAGAAGAATTAGAAGACTATTCTAAAAGCGTACAAAAAAGAATTAACAATCTTACAAGAAAGTTAAGAGAAGCAGAAAGAGGTCAAGAATCTGCCTATGAGTATGCAAAAAGAACTGCTGTTGAAAACGAACACTTAAAAACAAAAAGTTCTAACCTAGATAGATCCTATTTGATGGAAGCTGAAAATAGGCTTAAGTCACAAAAACAACAAGCAATGTCTGCACTTAAGTCTGCACATGAAGTGCAAGATTATGAAAAAGTAGCTAAAGCACAAGATGTTTTAGCAAAAATAGCTGTAGAGGAAAACAAAGTAAATACTTCTAAAATGGCTATTCAACAACAGGTTCAAGAAACACCTGTGAACATGAATGGACAACCACAACAAAATATTCAACAACCAGCTCAACAGTACCAGGCTCCACCAAAGCTTGATGCAAAACAAGAAAAGTGGGTAGATAATAATTCATGGTTTGGTGAAGATGAAATCATGACTCTTGCTGCTTTTTCTATAGATCAAAAACTTGTCCAAGAAGGTTATGACGCTACATCAGATGAGTATTACAGTGAAGTTGATAAAAGATTGCGAAGAGAATTTCCGCACAAGTTTGAAGAGTCTTCTGTTAAGTCGAAGCCTCAACAAAAGGTGGCTTCAGCAGGCAGAGTAGCTGGTAATACTAGCTCAAAAAGACAAGTTAAGTTGTCGCCAGCAGAAGTTCAAATGGCAAAAAGATTAAACGTACCCTTAACAGAGTACGCAAAATATGTTAAAAGGTAATAGTTATGACAGAAAAAGATAACAAAGATTTAAACAGAACCCCGCGTTCTGCCGACACTCGAGCTAATAAAGTAGCTCGCAAACCATGGAGCCCACCATCTACGTTGGATACTCCTCCTGCACCTGAAGGTTATACTTACAGGTGGATACGAGCCGAAATTGTAGGCCAAGAAGATCGTAAGAACGTAACTTCTAGATTAAGCGAAGGTTTCGACCTAGTAAGATCAGACGAGTTGCATACTTCTGACCAAGATCGTTTTGATACCCTACAACAAGGTAAACATGCAGGAGTTGTTGCACGAGGTGGTTTGCTATTGGCTAAGATTCCTAATGAAACACGTGAGGAAAGAAACTCCTACTATGCTAAGCGTGCACAAACCCAGCAAGATGCTGTGGATAACGATTTGATGAGGGAATCAGATCCTAGTTCTCCGATGTTAAAACCTCAGAGATCAAGCAAAGTAACTTTTGGCGGTGGTCAGCGAAGTTGATCACTAAAACTTAAAATAACAAATATAAGGTGACTTATTATGGCTAACAAAAATGCCCCTTTCGGAGCAAGAGTCGTAGGTAAATTAGGTTCTGCTCCCCAAACTGGTGGAACAACAGAATATTCAATTGCCTCTGGCGCTTCTGGGAATATTTTTTCAGGCGATTTAGTAAAAATGACCAACACAGGTACTATTTTAGTTTCTGCTGCTGGTGATGAGTCTATTGGTGTATTTAGAGGATGTAAATTTACAAACTCTTCAGGTGAACCTGTTTTCAGTTCACACTACACTGATGGAACTGTATCGTCCGATATCGTTGCGTTCGTAGTAGATGACCCTGATGCTGTATTTGAAATTCAAAGTGCAGGTTCTCCAGCTCAAACTGATGTCGGTTTGAACGCAGATATTTCTTACACTGCCGGATCTACCAAAACTGGTATGTCAGCAGTAGAATTATCTGGAACAACAGCAGCTACAACTGCTACGTTCAGAATTATGGGCTTTTCGAGTGACCCAGATAACAGTACAACAGGTTCAGCTAACGTGAATGTGATTGTTAAATTTAATGAGCATTTCTATGTCGATCCAACAGGATCGTGACTGGGAAAC